GGATTAACATAGTCAAAAATCTAGTTTAAAAAAGACCACCTATTGTTGTAGGTGGTTTTTTTATTTTGTTGGAATTACCAACTTCTCTATATTTGTTGCCTTGAACACAATTTCCACCATAAAAAAGAAGCAGTTTAGTGTACGCTACACTACAGCAGGTATCCTACCGCACTCCGGGTATAAGGCCCTGCTCAGAAGTCGGATTGTTAAGTGCACGCTTGAAATAATAGCGAAACATAGCGCAGAGTTTTCTCCGATAGCTTCACAAGATTTGAGATATAAATTCGATGGTTACAACAAAGTCCCTGGTAATAGAACTGGCGAATGTCAGTGGGGTATGAACGCCTATGTTGTAACAGTTTCTAGTAGCATTGTAGCGGGCAAGTACATGCCCCATGCATAATTGACTAAGGTTACGACTAGGAATGTAAGGCTTAAAACGGATCGATATTAAACTCAAATTGAAATTCTCACCCGAGCCGATTCTAAGGTCAGGGGAGACCGAGTTTTGCCCATTACAACAAAAAGTGTTAGAATTGCATAACAATCAACTGTTAGACCATGAGCAATTCAGACAAACCCCTAGAGCTAAAGATTAGATGTGAAAGCGCCGATGATATGAAAGAACGGTTTATCCGTTGCATCCTTGGCACATCCAATGTGAATTTGACCGATAAGGAATTTGATATTCTGTTTGCCTTTGCAAAGCATTGCAATGGAACGGTAAATGCAGACAATCGTAAGAAAGTCAGTGCATTGCTTGAAATCAGCGTGGCAAATCTCAATAACTATATTGGCCGAATGACTGATAAGGGGGTATTTACTACGTTGCCCAATCAATCAACGGTTGTATTTCCAGTATTGATGGTGGACATTTACAAGTTAGGTTTACTAAAAATATCTTTTGTGCATGACAAGCAGTGATATACTTGATGCTGTGGCAGCACAATCTGGTATGCCCCGCAACCTGATAACCGATATGTGCTTAAGTTGGAGCAGAGATGTGTACAGCCTTTACAGCAAACAGACTGTGCAGCGTGTTACGCTTTATGACTTGGGTTTTATCAATTTCAAAGGTTATCGCAACAAGGCTATAATGGATTGTATTATAGATGATTTGGAACAGGCTTTTGAGAAGTATAAACCTGATTTGAATTTAGCTAATGAAAGGGTGAGAGAGATAATTACTGCTAAAGTTGATAAGGTCCTCAATACTATTTCTCAGGTATTACAGAATGAGTATTACAGTTGTAAAAATATAAAATATGGCACTACTTCGCATGTTAGGTACGACTATCAAGTTATTGATGGATATATGCAGCGGTTTTATAGGGTGGTTGACGCTATGCCTTGCCAGCTCAAGCGTAAAGAGCCAAGTGAGATTCAGAAGAAAGCTGTGCAAAGCTTGTTACGCGCGAAAGCCTATATCGATCTTCCGGATTATATTGATTGCCCGATGTGGCCAGTGCGGTTGCTTTATACCCCTAAAAACAGCTTGTATGGGTTGTCGGTGTCCGCTATCATTTTGGAAAGAAATAAGTTAGTTGATGAAAAAAGACAAAATGGTATTGATAGTATAGCTAAACACAAACCTCGTAAAAAGAAAAAGAATGCTAATATTCCAGGGAAGTAATTATGTAATAGATCCTAATATATTGGCTATTATCCCATTTCAGAAAATATGGGATGCCGATACTCATCCTAAAAAGGAAATGGCTAAATGCAAACTGATGTGGATTTACTATATGTATAATCCACGTTCTACTTTTAGAGCAGTAGCCACCAATCAAAAACATGCAGCTATTTTAGAAAAGGTATTTCCTAAAGGAGTGCACGAAGAATGGGACCCATTCAAAGATGAATTAGTTACTGAAGCTGCAGAGTGGTATAAGAACCATGTAAAGAAGAATCCGTTTTGGGATACTTGGAATTCTTACAAAAAAGCTATGGAGAGATTGAGAGGTATATTAGAAAATGAGACTAGTACTATTTATGAAATTGCTAAAGCTAGAACCGAATTGGATGCATGGCCAAAGTCTTTAAAGAAGATGGAAGAAGAAGCTATCAAAGAGGACCAAGTACTCGATGCGTTATCGGTTAAAAAAGACATTAAGCCGGGCGAAGAATTACCTTCAGGAACAAATCAGAAATAATGAAAAATAAACCAGGCAAATACGGAAAACCATTTATTTTAGTTCTTGATCATGATTGGTTTAAAAAGGGGGATATTATTGTAAGTGGTTTAAATACGGCTAAAGTAACTAAAGTTTATAGGCGTACATGGATTAGATTGTTTTTAAATTGGCTAGGAATTAAAGTTAGAATGAAAGGCCTTAAATGTAAACCTATATTATAATGCATTATATCAAGTATAAGAAATGGTGGGATACAAAGCATTTTCAGCAAGCTGGAAAAGGTTGGCTTGATAATGATTTCTATTGTCCATTTCCTATGCACACCGATGCTTACAAAGAATATTGGGATGAGCAAGAGCATTATATTAAAAATGGCTATACGCACGAAGGACAGCGAATACCTGGGCTGCAGTATTTGTATTTGAATTATTGTACTATTAAGGATAAGAAAAGAAAGAAACAAACCATTCCTGATTTCTGGGCAGTCGATGTAGACTACTTTGAGAATTTGGAATATGTGATGGGTTTAGATCCTCGTATGTCGGAAGAAGATAAGTTGTTTAGACCAGTTGGAATGTCTGCAGCTAAATCTCGTCAAGTCGGTGCTTCTTTAAAGGGCGCCGTTCCTATTTTGTACAATATGTGTTTTGTACCATTTAGCTTTAATTACATCGGTGCTTATTTAGAAAAGGATGCGTTAAAGACCTTGGCTATGTATATGCACTATCATAACCATGCTTTTAAATACACCAACTTTGGTAAGCGTTTTATTGAAAGAGATTCTAATAAGCATTATAAAGTTGGTTACTACAAAGAGGTCAATGGAGAAAAGATACCTGATGGTTATCAATCTGAATTGAATATTGTAACCTTTATGAATGACCCTGAAAAGGGAGTCGGTGGGGGTTGTGATTTATTTATTATTGAAGAGTCTGGCTTGCATCCACAGTTATTACAATCAGTTACTTATATCGAGCCCGCTTGTAAAGATGGAGATTATACCACAGGAACAATCTTGGCGTATGGTGCAGCTGGTAGTGAGGGCCAAAGTAAAGATTTTGAAAAGCTGCATTACAGCCCATCTAGTTACAACTTCCTTTCATTTGATAATCAGATTGATGAAGAGCCTATCTACGATGAGTGTGGTTATTTTATTCCTAACTATAGTTGCCGTAAACCCTACATAGATGAAGATGGTAATCCTGATCAGGAAAAAGCGATTGCTGCCAGAGATAAAGAACTTGAAACATTAAAGAAAAGAGACCATTCTAAATACTTAGAAAAACTAAGTCAGTATCCGAATAGTGGTAAAGAAATGTTTGGCAGTAGAGGAGCTAAACGATATGATGGGCATATTTTAGATTCAGCCATAGCAGCTATTCGAAAGTTTGGCAATTTGGGTACACCTGTTGAGTTGTTTCCTGATGCAGATGCTCTTAGTGGAGTTGGCTTTAAATTAAGTAATAAGGTACCTATTAGCGAATATCCCACACCACATAATTCTGACTTAAATAGTTGCGTAAATATCTTTGAATTTCCTGATGTAAATCCTCCAGCGAATTTGTATATCGCTTCAATGGATAGTTACAACCAAGATAGTTCTCAAACTACTTCTTTGGGTTGTATTTATATCTACAAAAGGCTTAATTCAGTTAAGGGAGAGGGTACTCGTAGGGTATTGGTAGCTGAGTATTTGGCAAGGCCGACACAAGCATTTGGTAAACACGAGTTTTATCGTATTTCGGCTTTATTACTGCAGATGTATAATGCCAAATGTTTGCATGAAAACGAAGACCACGAAGTTACACCATGGTTTTATAACCAAAATCTAGAACATTTGCTTGCTGACCAACCGGATATTATTCGTTCTATTATTCCTGGATCGGGAGTTAAACGAACAAAAGGTATTCACGCTGATAAACACTTGATTATAGCTGCAGAAAACAAGATTCAGCGGTATTTGTATGAGAAACTAGGGGATATTGTCAACGAAGAGGGCAAAATAACTGGTCAAAAATTAGGGGTTTCTCGCATTCCATCGTTAGCTTTACTACAAGAACTTAAAGAATACACAAGCCTCACTAACAAAAACTTTGACCGAGTGCGTACACTTGGCTGGTTATTATTGTTTGAAGAAGAAGTCATAAATTTAGATGTCAAGCACGAAGACAATGAAGATTTAGAAGACATGCTAGTTAATACTGGCAAGTTTTATAAGCGTAAACGTTCATTTTCCTATCAATCATAAATAATATTTACAATGGGTAAGACAGCTACTTTAACTTGGAGAGAAGGTTCATCTTTATCTTCATTTCCATCACAAACAGTAGATGATGCTGTTAAACTTACGGATGAATGGAAGAATGCTTGTATGGACTTTATGGAATATCAAGCAATGACTTTTGATACAGCCAAAAGAAAGGAATATAAAAAGTATCAGTTATTGGGCCCAGACTATCCATTCTCAGATTTTGGGTATATTTCTAATCCTTTCGAATATATAAAAGAGGACCAAGATGAATACGGAAATACTGAAGAGATAAAACACTTTCCTATTGCTGCCCAATCTATTAATACTTTCATTGGAGAGTATTTAAAAAGACCTTTGAATTTTTATGTGGTAAGTACTTCACCTAGAGCACGAAATGAGCAGTTAAGGCTTAAATCGGATATGCTTTTTCAAACTGTACAACAGCAAATTCAACAAAGAATTATTCAGGAATTACAAGCTGAAGGACTTAGCCCTGAGTCGCCTGATTTTGCACAGCAGATGCAAGCTCGTTCTCCAGAGCAGATACAAGATTATTTCAATAAAGATTATTCAGATGTAGTTGAGCAAGTTGGCCAGAAGATTTGTAAGAATTTGTGGCTGTCTGAAAACTTGGATATGGAGTTTATGTATGGTATGCGGCACGCATGTATTACAGCTAAAGAATTCTACCATATTTACAATATCCGTAATCAGGTAAAGATTAGATGTAAATCTCCATTAAATGTTTTTTACCATAAGTCTGAGCAGAACCATTGGATAAGCCAAAGTCAGTATGCCGGCTTCCATGAATATATGACTTTAAGTACTATTGTAGATACTTACAATAACAAGTTAAGTGTTGATGATGTAAGGGCTTTAGAAAACTTAACTAATCCGGGTGCTGCTGGTCATACTAGTGCGTACAATTCTAATATCTATGCTTCACATACTGGTGTAACATTTGCCACTATGAATGAAGATAATTTAGATAGGATGCTTACTGATTTTCAGCATACTGGTAGCAGCTTCTATTTTAATAATGCGGGAATGATTAGAGTTGTTCAAGCGTATTGGAGAAGTAAAAAAGAAGTAGCTGAAGTATTATTTGTTGATGAAAGTGGTGAACCTAAAACAATGTATATCGATCGTAATTATAAAATTGATTACGAAGCTGTAAAAGATGTGCGTTGGGAATACTTGGACCAAATCTATCAGGGTACCAAAATAGGAACTGATATTTATTTGGATATCAAACCGTATGACCATCAGTATTACGATCCTGATTATCCAACTTATTGCCCTTTACCTATTGAAGGTTGTTTGTATAACAATATGCATACCGAGCCCATTTCATTGGTGGATTTAATGACACCATGGATTGAACTTTATGATATCGTTGCCCACGAGTTGAAAAAAGATATGCGTAAGTCTATTGGTAAGGTGATGTTTATGTCTTACGATAACTTGCCTAAAATCAAAGGCTTTACCAAAGAGAAATGGCTGTATTGGTTAAGAGAGTTTGGCATTGCTTGGGTGAGTAATGACAGTAAAAATCAAGGAAACTTTAGCCACTACTCGGCTCAGGATATGAGTTTTGCCGAGCAGATGGTAATGAAAATGCAGATATTGGATAAAATTAAAGCCAACTGTGATGCGTTTGCGGGTTTCTCTCAACCACGTTTAGGTGATCAGACTTCGGTAGATTCAGGTAAACAAGCCAATCAGTCCATGGTGGCTTCAGTAAACCAAACAGAATATTGGTATTTCAAGCATAGTAAGTTGATTCAGATGGTGCTTAGCCAGGCTGTCAATTTGCAAAAGCGATTAATTAGAAACACTGGTTTCTTGCGTAACCTATTTGATGATATGGAATTGGCGTATTTAGATTTTGAAAATCTAGATTTAGACAATGAAATGCTGCAGGTATTTGTTACCAATAGCAGCCAAGCTTTAGAACAAAAAGAGTTATTAAAGCAAATGGTTACTCCGGCCATGCAGAATGGCGCCGACTTACTTGATATGAGTGATATCATTTTAGCTGAAACGCAAAGTGAAGTACGTAATGTATTGGAGAAGTTGCGTAGACAAAGACAGCAGAATGAGCAAGCAGCTCGTGAAGAGGAAGAACAAAAGCTACAGACTTTACAGCAGATTGAAATGCAGAAGCTTGAAAGAGAAGAAGCTATGCTGGATAAGAAGTTGGCAAGTCAGGAAAGGCAGTCATATATCAGAACTTTTGCTATGCAGCCAGATAACTTGGTTGATAACAATGACAATAAAATTCCTGATTCTTTGGAGTACATGGATTACTTTACTAAAATGACTAAGGTTAATACAGATACTATCAGCACTTTGAGTAAGGTTAAAAACGATAGGGATAAACTTCGAATGGAGGGTGATGTAAAGAAAAAAGAGCTAGAATTAAAAAACAAAGAATTGGATTTACAAGAGAAGAATATGCAGAATGATTTGCGAGTAGCAATAGAAAATCGTAAGGGTAGAAACAAATAACCCCCCTTTTAAATATACTGTACCGACAAAGGATTGTTGTAGAATTTAACTATAACAATCCTTTTTATATTTGGTATAAGCAAAAAAAGCATATCATGACAAAAGGAGCATTTGAGAATCTTGAATTACCCGATGATTTTGAACCGATGGGTATTTTCATGGAAGGTAAAAAGGATAAAGATGGTTCAGCATTAGTCAGTTCAACTGATATTTTAGAAGGAAAAGCTGCAGCAGGTGGTGGGGATGATGATGACGATGATGATGATTTATCGGATGATGAAAAAGAACAAAGGGCAAAGGATAAGAAGCTTGAGGATATGTTAAATCAGGATGAAAATGCTGCTGATGATGACGATGATAATTTAGAGGATGATAATAATGATGGTAAAAATCCTAAAGCTCCAGTAAATAAAGCTGGCAATCAAGGTGATAATCCGTTACAGGTTTATTACAAAATGATGGTTGAAGAGGGGTTGTGGGAGGAAGATGAAGAGTTTGATGGTTCAGAAGAGAAGTTCCTTGAGGTTAAGGAGAAGAATATTGAGCGTTTGAGAGATGAAGATATTAATGCTTATATCGATCAAGCGTTTGTTAAAAACCCGGATGGTAAGCAATACGGTAAAGCCCTTATTGCTCATTTAGCTTCGGGCGGTAAACTTAGAGATTTCATTGATATCAATAGAGGTGCCGATGTAACTGAAGCTGAATTAGATAGTGAAGATGAAGGAGTAGCTGAAACGGCTGCTGAGAATTTAGCTACTTCGTATTTACAATTATCTGGATGGGATGCTGAGGATATCAGAGATTTCATCAAGGGTAAAAAAGAAAAAGGCAACTTAATTGATTATGCTAAAGAGCATATGAAGCCTTATCAAAAGCAAGTAGCTAAAGCAAATGAAGATAGAGTGAATCAGCAAAAGCAAGATGAGTTAGATAGAAAGAAATTTGCTGTTCAATACACTACCAAAGTAAATGAGATTATTAGCAGTAGCGATAAAGTAGGCATAATTGATTTACCTAAGACCCCTAAAGAAAAGAAAGCATTATTGAATTACATGCTTACTCCTATTGAGTTACAAGATGGCCGTCAAATGCCACAGTTTACAGCTGATTATATTCAGTTGAGTAAAGATCCAGAGTTTAATGTATTTTTAGCTAGCGCCTTACAGAATTGGAAAAATGCTAATCCTAAAAAGACTACAAATAAAACAAGCGCAACAGATCAAGTTAAAAGATTACTAGGTCAATCAGACGACACTGGTAATAACGGTCAGAGAGGACCAAAAGCACAGCAGCCCAAAAAATCTATACAAAAGAATTGGAGTTTTTAATTAATTAATTTTAAAAATCAAATGCATGGCTGCGAGTAATTATTACAATCGTATGGTGGTGAAAGAAACACCTTACAAGTCATCTTGGATGACAGACACCAACCACTTGCGCTCTTTCTTGGACGAAATTGAGCCAGAAAAAGTGGATTCGGTAGTAAATAACCTTTTTATGCAACGTCAGGATCGTAGTACTCCTTTGTTGTCAATGTTGGAAACCGATCCAACTACACTGACACTTGATGGTGCTTCTGATTCTTGGTCTTGGGACTTCGATAAGCCGGTGGTACCTGCTGAAGTTCTTGAGGCAACTGAAGTTGGCAACAGCAACGTTGGTATCAATAAGCAACCGTTTGACATCATCTTAGACCGTGATTGGTTTACTTATGGTGATGTTATTAGCCCTGATCGTTTTTCAGGTAAGTTCGTGCGTGTAATGCCTGATGGTATTACTCGTCATGGTAGTGGTTGGAAGTATCGCGTTCAGTTAGTAACTGATGATGCTCTTGCTTATTTCCCATCTGAGTATCTTGTTCGTGGTATTCAGTATGAGTTCATTTACTCTATCTATGGAGAGATGAACGACCAGGGTACTAAGCCAGTGCATGGTGGTAAAATCAAGTTGATGAACAGCTTGGGTGGTGAACTTCGTACCGATTTCTCTGTCAGTGATTGGGCAGATGCGCTTACCATTACCGTTTCTAGTGTTGCTTTTGATAAAAAAGGAAACCCTATTAAGGTAAATGATAGCAAATGGTTCAAACGTGAAGAGTTAGCGGCTTGGGAGAAGCATCGTCGTCAAAAAGAAAACTACTTGACCTTCGGACAGTCTGGTAGCAATTTGGCTAGCTCTAGCCCTTATGATGTAACATCATCTATGGGATTGTGGCAGATGGCTCACCTTGGAAACGTACAGTACTATAACCATCTTTCTATGCGTAAGCTAGAAGAGAGCATTGGTGAAATGTACTATGGTCGTACCGCTATGGATCAGCGTAATGTTGAGCTATACACCGGAGAAGCTGGTTTCTTATTGTTCAGCAGAGCAGTAGAATTGAAGCTTAACGGTTTAGGTGGCTTGATTCCTTTGGATAAATTCATCACCGGTTCAGGAATGAACATGAAGATGGGTTATCAGTTTAAGTCTTACGAAATGCCTAATGGTGGGGTTATCACCTTGAAGCACCTTAAAACTTTAGACAAGGCAACAACCAAGTCTGAAAGAGGTAAGGGTAAATATTCTAAGTTATCAGCTTGTTTCTTCGGTTTAGATATGAGCAACGATAACCGTCAGAATATCAAAATCGTTAAGCGTAAGAGTCGCGCTGAAGATTATTGGGGATATGTGGCTGGTACTTGTAGTCCTTACGGACCTAACAAGGGAGGCTTATCTTCTCATAAGAGAGGCGGTTACGATGTGTATATCCAATCTCGTATTGGTTTGCATATCGAAGACGTTACCAAAATGTTCATGTTAAAACCAACTTTTGAGTTTTAATTGAACTAAGAATACTGGGGGAGAGGCTAATCTCTCCCCCTTTTTTTATAAGCATAAAAGCATAATCAAATGGCAAAAACTAAAAGAACAATTGGAGCAGGTGTAATTAATGTTACATCGTTAGACGATTTAGCTAAACAACAAAGTGAAGGACCTCAAAATGATACTGATGTATTAGAGGAAGAACTTCCTACAAAACAAGAACAGGTAAAACCTGAAGAGCCGTTATTGCAAAAAGAAAACGGTGTTCGTCCAGAACCTGAAACTGCTAAACAACCTATTGTTTCTGCAGCTAGTATTTTGGATTCTATTGGCGGCAATGTTTCTGCAAAAGAAACTGTAAAGCCGGCCACTATTTTAATTTTAAAAAAGATACCAAAAGGTAGTTTCCGTTTAGGATTAGAAAAGCAAGAAGACCAACCATTGCTTATGCCTGGGGCTGTACATAAATTTGAGCCATATATGCAGGGTAATAATTACCTGACCACATTGGCCAACAGACCAAAAGATCGTGAGAGATTAGAAAAGATATTGATGGTAGATTTATCTCCCACATCTGATTATTATGCTACTATTACTTATGTTATGAATGACAGACCGCATGGTCAATTTATGTCATTGACTGATACTGTAGATGGAGCATATGAAGAAGTAGTTTATACTTGTATGATTGCATCACCATTAGTTGCTAATGGATTGCATGAGTATACCAGTGGTAAAAAGCCAATGGCAGAATGGTATATTGAGAATAAAGAAGCTGAAGCAATTATTGAATCTAACAAGGTTGATACCGAACTTAAAATGTTTGAGACCTTGGCTATTATGCCTGATAGCAGAAGAGTAGAAATTGCCAAAATCATGCGTTTACCTGATGCTCATACCGGTAGTCCAACTTTAATTAAGACTGAGTTATTCAAAGTATTGAAGAAAGGTAATAAGTTGATGACTGCAGATACAGCGGTAAATAGGTTTCTAACTATTAGTGCTTGGGAGCCGCAAAGAATTGTTGTAGCGGCCATGGTTGAAGATGCTGAGAACTTAAATGTTATTCGTCTATCTAGAACTAAAGATTGGATGTATATTGATGAGGTTTTAGGTGCAAGTAAAGAGGAAGTAGTTGAGTTTTTAATGACCCCTCGTGCTAGTATGATTAGAGATTCCATCATGAACAAAGTAAATATTAAGCTTAAATAGTACGGAAATGATAGTTTTAGACAAAGGCAATAAATACAAATCGGAAGGAAGTCAGGGATTTAGTCAGGATATGACATTTACCCATAGAGACAGTAAAGGCAACTTTGTTAAAGGGCTTACTAATGAAGATGTATTATTGATTTTGATCGATAGATTAGCTCATCAGAATAAGGTTTCTAGGGATGGAGATACTTTTAATGCGGTATTACATTTGCAGCAAGCCAAGCAGTTTTTAGATTTGCGTAATGACAAAAAGCTCAAATCAAGGCATTTAACCAGTTTATCTAAAACAGCAACAGAAGTTGCTAAAAATGATAGCAAAAATGAAACTGACAATACAGGAGATGGTTTACCAGTTCAAGATGGAGAGTGAAAAGGTAGACAGTCAACAATCGGCTAAACTTGAAATACCACAAATAATTTTGGTATTAAATACTGCAATGATTAATTTAGTGCTAGATAAGTACGATAACCCCATGAAAATGGGTTTTGAAACTACACAAAAGCGCAAAAAAGAACTGCAAAATTTAATAGTATTCGAAAACTCTATTAAAGAATCAAAGCAAGTACAGCATAAGGGAATATCATTCAACATGATTGATTTAGATCCCGAAGTTCTTTTCCTTACGCGCGTTCAATTCATAGGTTCTAAGAATGGATGTACCGACAAACTTGATGGTATAGATACGCAATCAGACGATTTAAATTTAGTCAATCGTTCTAGCAATAAGAAAGCAAGTTTTGAATGGAGAGAGGTTCCATTTAGACAAGCAGATAATCAGATTATTGCCGAGACAGATAACACTTTCAAATTGAGTGAGTGCTTATTAGAATACATAAGATATCCTAAAGCATTAGATATTGAGGGGTATGAAAAGTTTGATGGTAAAAAAAGTGCAAATGTAGATTGTGAGTTACCTGGCTTTTTACATCCTGAATTAATTACCTATGCTGTTTATAAAAGCGATTTATGGAGACGTAATCCAGAAGTTCAATTTAGTCAACAGGCAATGAGCATGCGTAATCCCTAGTTTTTACAAATAAACCCAAATAAAAATGAGTAATTTAAAACACATCAAGGCGTTTGTTTTTGATCCAGCTACAAAGCCGATCATTTTCGCCGACACCAAAAAGCCACATGAGTTGGTTGCTGGTGAGTTTGGAATCTTCCATGGTGGCTCCCTTTTAGGAGTTGGTACGTTGGCATCGGTAACACCGATTAATACGCCAGTAGTACAGTTTCACCAAAATGTTGGTGATAACAGACATGGTACAGTTCGTTCAAAACCTATTTCTGCAGCTTCTGTAAAGCGTTATTACGCACAAGAGGCTCGTAATGCTGTTGCCCAAGTAACCTATATTGGAAACATTGGTTCTGGTAACAGTGACATTTTGATCAAAAAAGGTCAAGAGTTGACTTTGGTAATTACTGTTTATGAGAAGGGCCTTGCTCGTTATTATGGACAGCCTTACACAAAGCGTATTCCGATTGACATTAGTGCTTGTAGCGACTGTGTAACAGATTGCACCGTACTTGATAAGACTGAAGTAGCTAACGCTATTGTTGCAGCTATCAATGATGTTGCTCCTGTAAATAGTTATCCTGGCACAAGTGAGTTACCTAACTATTTGACTGCTGTAAAAGTAGACAATGGTTTGACTGGTAATGATTTAAAAGTTGGTGTAAGATTAACTGGTATTAATGCTACTTTAGCTACCATCACCAATGATCCAAAGCAATTCTTTGAGCCAAAGATTACCACTTTTGAAGTTGGAGTTGGCAATCCTTGTATTTCATTACCTATTAGTACTACTGTTGTGGCCGATGCTGGTGAAGGTTGGGCATTGATGGTAGCGGATATGGAAAGAGAAAGCCAAGGATATGATAGAGTTCGTGATCAGTTCGAGTATCAGCGTTTTATGAAATTGGCAGATTTCATTATCGGTGCTCAAAACGGAGTGAAATACGATATCTATTACATCGAGTTTGATGAGGCTTCTCACGTTCCTAGTGCCGGACCTGCTCAGTACAATCAAGATACGCATGTAATTGCTATCGCTGTACCGACTACTGGTGGTGCTACCGTTGAAGCTTTCTTAAACGCATGGTTAACTCCATTAGGACACAAGGCTGTGAACGTAAGTACTTCTACTAACGAGGGTGATGCAAACAACGTTATAGAAAACTAATCCGTTCTAATTACTAATTGAGGGTCTATGCCGATATTAAGTCGCATAGGCCCTTTTTTAAATATCACTTATGAAACGTAAAACACATCCGATTATTGAGTTCAGAGGCTTAGTTGAAAGATTGGGCCCAGCGTTTGGTTATAACAGAGGTTTTGATTATGGTTCAGTTCTTGTCAATCCGACTTTGAATATTGATAAGATTAATCATCAGCTGAAGTTTATGACTAAGCATACTAACTTGCTAAAAGTTAAAGACTTTGATGATATCTTAGGGAAAATGGCGGCTTATGAAATACCTGGCTTTACTATTGCCGCAGCTAGTGCTATAGCAGGAACTACTGCTACTATTTCTGGAACTATTCTTATGAATAAGAATTTAGTTGTTACTGAATTAGGATTTGTATTTGGTACTGCAACTAATCCTACTATCGCTAACACTAAAATTGTGAAGAGTAAAGACAGTTTTGTTTTAACTCATAATTTAACTGGTTTGACTGCCTCTACTACTTATTATGTAAGGGTTTTTGTAACTACTAAATTTGGCACTTATTATAGTTCTCAAATTACGTTTACTACCACAATTTAATTTTTATTAGATGCATAGTCTTCAATTATATATTGATCAGTTAGCATTAAATCTAAATGCTTTAATCATTAGGGATATAAGTGTTTACAATCCAGATATTGCTAAGACTACTCCAATACTTCAGATAAAAGCACCTAATATGGATGCTTTTAAAACGATTACTGGATTGACTTGGACATATCCTTTTGTATTCAGTATTGATAGCATTAAACTGCATGGAGATACTGTGGCAGCATCTTTGGTTGATGGTATTTATCAGATTGATTATAGCCTTTCACCGCATGCTCAGGTTAATACTCGATTGAATTTCTTTAGAGTAGAGAATTTGAGAAAAACCATATTGGAGAAAGCCAGTCAATATTTCTATGATGATGTAGAAATAGATCCTTTTGGTACTATGAAAAAACAAAAGGCAGCTGATATTATCAATACTTGTTACTTAGGTATGCGTGCAATACAGATGAAAACTACATTTGATGCTGAAATGATAGAAGCGTATGAGCTCTATGACCGTATTTCTAAATTGATAAAGACGATTTAATGTGTGATTGTGAAAAGAACCAGGTATATGTGCCACCTCATCCTGAGCCTTGGAAAACAGTAAGTGTTTCTTTGCTGCAGATGTTTTTAGCACCAGTAAAATGCTTGATGGCACATAAGGTTTATGATGATTATTTAACCGAACAGGCTTTAACTGAATTGATGGTATTACTTAGTTCTTACATTGAAGCTAAATTATCGGACCCTGATACACAATTGTATTACGATCAGTTTCCGTCAATTCAAGAAAAGGTTGATTATATTTATAAAAGAAAAGTTTGTTTATGAGACAAGACGAATTTAAAAAGTTACAAGGTCAGATAATGACTAAAGTAGCCGATGAGGTGAGTGCTAAGTTTCATAGACGAAGTGCTGGCATTCCTTTAAAGGATTGTTTAGTAGAAAGCAAATTAGCAATGGCTGTTTATATGTTAGATGATGTAGAAGCTATGAGTTTTAATACAGCACCTAAAGCAGCTTTAAATATTCCCGCAACAGTAAAATGTTCGGACCTTACTATTACTTTTAATAAACTAAAAAGTTATGTATTTAAAAGACATTAAATGGAATGGCAAGTCTGTTTTAGAACTTGGCATTACTACTGGAATGAAAGCCGATGACCTTATTTGTTCATTGGTTTCTTTCATTGTGGCATATAAGAAAGCATTTGCTTTTGGTTGCCTTGATACTAAGGCTTTAGGATTAGATAGTTGTGACTTATCTAAGTTAGATCCTGCTGGTGCATTGTGCACAGTATTAAATAAATTATCATCTACAGATGCTAGTTTGTACAAAGGATTAGCAGATTTGACTAAAATAGTCAATGGGCTTAATACTAGCGTATCAAGTAGCTTACAAGCCGACAAGTATGTAGGTTTTGATAAGGATGATACTATACCTGGGTATTTGGCCGACAAATTAAAGAGTGCTCAATCGGGTACTTTAAATAAAAAGACGGATAATAAAATCGGTAGTTATTACGAGATGACTGGTTTTATTCCATTGGGTGGCCAGATTAGTATTGACCCTGCTCGTATTGTAGACTTTGATGCTAGCGGTAAAGGAAAGATTAATACTGATGTAGCCATTTTTGCTATTTGTAATGGTCAAAACGGTACTAAAAACAAATTAGGTAGATTTCCAAGATGGGCTGCAGATATAACTAAGGCGGGAGCTATTGGTGGTGCTGCCACTTTCAAAGTAAAGCTTACTAATATTGAAGCGTTTGATTTGGATGTTAATTTAGAAACTGATCAGTATCAGAGTACTGGTTCAGATATTCCTAGTTTGACTCAGATTGATATACCTACCAATGTAGACAATGATGGGTTTAGTTTTAGACCTATTGGGGAGAGCGTGCAAGTTGCTCGTATTTCTGGTACCGGTGGTAGTTTTAACTTTGAGCATAAGCATAAAGTAACAGGCAAGATAAAGCATGAGCCTAATCCGTTGAATATCCAGGCTATTGAAATGCTGCCTTTATATATTGATGAACTTCCAATACAAAGAATATTATGATAAAGAATAACCTACTTAGAAACGCTGATGCTGTTTGCGGCTGTGGCAGTAGTTCTGCTTCTGTCATTCCATCTACTTCTCCAGTTCAGGCAACTGAGAGCTGTAATGAACCTGTTTATCCTGTTGAGGCTAATCCTGAATGTCCTATTAAAGTGCCATTAAAATGTATCCCTTGTGGTATTACTAATGTTACGCATGGTATTACTCCTGATATGAATTTGGCCCAGGTATTAACTATTGTATTGACTAAATTACCAGTATAATGAATACTATTGATTTTATATCTCAGGTGATGGATGGCACTGGTATAAGTACAGATGATACTTTTATCAGTAGACGATTCATTTACAATGAGCTGCAGATGGTTAGGGCTGAATTGCTTAAACAGGAATTAAATAAAGACCGTCTATTAGACGGTTCTTTTGCTCAAACTATAAGTGGTTTTAAAGTAAGGGTATCGGATATTAGCCAAACCAATAGATATAGTACTCAGGATGTATTAGTGAGTGAATTTGAGATACCTAAATTGATTGAATTTGATAAGGGTATTGCCTTGTTTCAAGTTTATACAATGTCTGGCGACAGTATTACTATAACTGACAAGACTACTTGGAAGAATAAAATACAGCGTAGACACCAACCAAGTGATACTATTTATGGATTTATAGATAAAAACCGATTGGTTTTATCTGGTATTGATGATTTGGAAGAGATGGAATTAGATATGGTAGGTTTCTTTTTTGATCCGGTTGAAGCTTCAGCTTTAAGTCTGAAATCAGCATGCGATAATCAGGAAGATAAATGTAAACCTGCTTATGAGATGGATATCAATTTGCCCGGGCATATTAGTAAACGAGCAGTTGAGATGGTAAGAAGTTCTGTATTTCGTGTTTTGGGCATACCTTTAGACAACAGTAATAATAGTCAAAACGATATTCAGATTCAGCCACCATCTAATAACTAATTATGGTAATAGCAGGTACAGTAGATCCTAATTATTTCTATAAAAACTATGTAGAGTATTGCATTAGAAATAATAAACCTTACGGTACAAAAGAAGAGTTCTTAAAAGTAATAAAGCAATATACCAATGTAATGGCGGGAGTGCTGATTACAGAAGGTAGAGTAACCTTTCCTGGTACTATTTTCACAATAGACTTGGCAAGGGAAAAGAAAAGAGTAGTAGATATCACTACTGTCAAGCAATGGGGTAAAAGTAACATCCCAGTTTTCAATTTTAATGAGCACACATTTGGTTATTCTGCTAGTTTTGGTATTAATGACCATGGATTGAAAAAAGCAAAGCCCTATAAGTTTTACAAATCCACTAAACTTAAAAACGCTTTGATTAAATTCCTAAAATCAGACCCACGGAACATATTAAAGTACAGAATTAAAAACCCTAGAAAAGATGATCAATAATGATTTTATAAGCATAAGACCAGTTATTGCGGAGGTACTGAGTCAATTTAAAAGACTTAATGCCAGTGGCATTTTATCTAAAGATGATTGCTATAACTATGCTGTTTCTTTTCTAAAGTTAATTGGATATAATATCTACCAAAGCCGCACTGAGTTTATTGCTATTACCAATTATAGATATGGCGGCTTACCTAAAAGCCTTTATCGTTTTGAGAATGTTAAGTATTGCGTATCAAGTGGTACCCATCATACCGTAAAGCTGCAGGATATTAAACTTGAAACCCAACACAAGTATTTTAAAGGAATGGTACCTATGCGACCATCGGATAATCTTACTTTAGATTATTGCCAAAATGCACCAATAGATGATACGGATAATGCATACACTATTGGGTTTAGCTATAAGTATAGAACAAACCTATTTATCTGTGAAAAGAAAGATGGCATTGTAAGAGTTACTTACAATTACTTGGGTACAGATGAGAATGGTGATTTTGTAGTTGTCAATGAAGAGAGCTGCATTAAGGCATTGAAAAACTATATTTTGTTAGAAAGCCTTAAGGAAGAATATGTAATGGGTAAAATGGCTAGATATATCTATAAGGATATTGAGGATGAATATGAAAGATATAAGAGAGATGCCATCAGCGAAATGTCGGCATTAGGACCAGATGAAATTGATTCGTTGATAGCAAAAGACAGAATGAGAATGAACCGATTTAAATTATAAAATAATGGCTGAAATAATTGATAGTACCGGAAACGTACCGTTTTTGGGAATGAATTTAAGTAGTAATATGCTTGCTCTCAAACCGGGGCAGGCATCTTACATTTTAAACGGTGTGCCTAAATCGGGGGTATGTAAGAATGCACGTAGCACTAAAAAGGCTATTACCCTTACGCCAGGGTTTAAATATATTAGTTCTTGTACATTGACTGGAACTACTAAATTAATCTTCAGTAAGCATCCATCAACTACTGTATGTGAAATAGGCATATTTGATTCTTTGCAGAATACTTATACCACCGTAATAGCATCTAAACTATTTAATTTCCAATTGACTAAGCCTATTACAGGTAAGGTTAAGATTGCTTATAATGGCAATAGGATAGTGTATTTTACTGATGGATTTAATTTGCGTAGGCGTTTAGATTTGGATAATATTCCTTTTGTAAATGGAGATATTGATATAGATAGATTCTAAGTATAATATTCCTCAAATAAAGATTGAAAAAGTAGTAGACAATGGTGCTTTACAAAGTGGTAGCTATTTTGTGTTTGGTCAGTATGCTGATGCTAATGGCAATGGGCTTACTTCTATGTTTACTCCTGTTGGGGCTATTCCTATTACTCGTAACGGTAACAGCGATAGTTACGCTTTTATTGAGGGTATTGCCAGTGGGCAACCAACGAATAAAGCCATAGTAGTATCATTCAATAATTTAGATACCAGCTTTGATCATTATAATGTGGGTATTGTAAGAGTAGTTGGTGGGGTAAAAAGAGCGTTCATTGTAAATACATTTCCTACTAGTCAAAGTAAGATTATTATTAACGGCCAAGGTAATGCACCTATTGAAATACCATTATCTGATTTGGCTACTTCTAACAATATTTATACTACTGCAGGCACGTTAGAGCAATGCGGAGACATACTTATTTGGGGAGATTTAAAGGCTAAAAAGCAACCTAACCTACAACCATTTTTTAATAAGTTGCGCGTTGAGTGGCAAGTAAGCCGTCATCGTTGCGATGATAATGAAGCCAATCATGTTAATCCTATTAATTCAGTTTATAAGAAAGTATTACGATCAGGTGAAGTTTATGGAATCGGTATTGTTATTCGTTGGAATAACGGCTCTAAGTCTAGTGTATTTCATATTCCTAATCGTGAACTTAACAAAACTAATGACGGCTCTTTGATTACTTCAGTACGCGATCAGTATGGCGCCAATGTTCCATCGGGTGAATGGGATAGTTATTCTCATTATATGGGGCCAGATGCTGTTACTAGCGAACCAAGATGGAAGCAGTTTAATACAGCTTTTGTAAAAGGCACTGAGCTAGTTGGAGATGAAGGACCTGCAGAATATGGGGAGTTTGGTTATTATGAGAGTGTGAATTTATATCCTAATGATAAGACTGTTTGGGGAGATTTAGCTGGTAAGCCTATTCGTTTTCATAGAGCACCTGACTCAAGTATTATTCATATTCACGACCAAGGCGGTACCAACGGATTAGAAAAGAACCCTTATTTGAATTTCTTAGGGTTTAGATTTAGCAATATTGAGCAAGTAATAGCTTCATTACCTAAAGAGGTTAGGGATGAAATGCAAGGCTATGAGGTGGTAATAACTGATAGGGCTTTTAATAAGTCTGTTATAGCTAGTGGTATCTTGTATAATACGCTTTACAATAACTGGAAAACGCAAGATTGGGGTACGGATGATGTAAGACTTTATAGCAACTATCCGTTTAATGATATACGCCCAGATGTTTACCACAACAAAAAGCCTATTGGTAACATCAAGGTAAATGGTTTAAATGATAGATACCGTAATGATGTATTTACTTTTATAAGCCCGGATACTAGTTTTAAGAAAACGGCTTTAAGCAATTCAAGGTTTTTAATCCATGGTGAAGTCTATGGTACCTGCAGAAGTTATTGGAAATACCTTTCTCCTTATCCTAAATTCTTTGACCGTAACAATAGTGATGATGATGATTGTGGTAGCCAGGTAATTGCTTTGGGTTGGTACAATAACTTTACTAGATCGAGGTACGGTAATATCAGTCGTAAAATCAAAGAGGCAATGTATGTGCCTTTTAATGTTCAAGTAAGTACTGGCAATATTGGTAGTGTATTGCATAATGTAGGTAGAGAGAGTACAGTTGTTATTGGGTTTACTGATCCGTTGGCAAATACTGTAAATGCGGATACCAGTCGGGCCATTCAGCATCAATCTGATGTAGGGTGTGTGCGTGAGCGTCCATTCACCAGAAGTATATCTGCTCATTACGGAAGCATTTTCTCATTTATAGAAAACCAATACGGTAGCATTTTTGATATCAAGTATCGATATACTAACTACGATTCGTATAATGTAAAGAACAATAGTTTGATATTTGGAGGCGACACTTTTATAGGTCGTTTTGCTATTAAAAGACAGTTGCCGTTTTACCCATACGTTCAAACTTATCTTACTACCACTGATGCAAGCAAGTCTATTAAGTTCAATTTCGGTTCTAATTTACCTGGGTATGGGTATCATTATAATTCTGATAGTAATAATGCCCGGAAGATTAGCGAGTTACTTTGTGGTACTGGTTCTGAATTGGGGCAATTGCCTTTGATTTATAGTTCTATTCCTATTATTTATACTGAGGCTGACGATAACTTGAATTTAAGATTAAATGGTGAGTTGCCGTTTGAAACATTTTATCAGAACTTACTTAATGGTGGAGTTCAATTAGATGAATATTTAGGTGTTAAGCATATAGACAAGGATAACTACTGTGTGATTAATAGCGATTATAGCCAAACCAATGATTTGTCTATTTATGATAATGGTTCGCCTTTTTATGACCCTACTGATACAGATGATGTAGACTTTTATGGTAGGGTGATTTACTCTTTACCGTCAAGTGCTGAGGATATATTTGATAACTGGCGTATCTATTTACCACGTAATTATTACGATTTCCCTAAGACTGAGGGGCGTATCATTGATATCCGTTACATCGGCCAATACCGTACTATTTTTAGATTAGAGAACGGTACGTTCATTGATCAG